ATATGAAGTTGAAGGGATTAACACTTTAGGATATTTTTGTTTAAGGTTCCAATCATACTCGTGGTTGATTGATGTAACCTTGACGACTAGATGGTCGTCATGAATTTCTTTGAGGTAACCATTGTAGTAGTCACCGTTCTGTTTCCACTGTACTTGTTCGTACTCTTCTAACCACTCATCCCACATTATGACTGACTCCTTAAAAGTGCAGTTGCATATTCCGTCATGGAAACACCCTCGGCACCAGTGTACTTTGATAACTTGCTGATGTTTACAGCAGTAAGTTTCATACAGATTTCTTGAATAGTCATATTTGTTCCTCTTTGATTTTTCATTATATACATAGTATAACAAAAAGCCAGAGGCATCGTCAAGGCATGATTAGCGAAGGATGTGGGAGTTTCTTTCTCGGATTTGGTGTTGGTTTTCGTCTAGGTTTAGACGTTCGTCGACTAGGATTCTGTCCTCGATATCTGTGAACCACATTGAAATGGTGTGTCTCGAGCCCCTTCTCACAGTTTGTACGCCATGTTCAAGGTATAGACCTTGGAATAGAAGACCCCCAGCGGTCTCTATGGGATGCTCATGGCCTATTGGGAAGGTGTCACTGGGTGGAAAATAAGTTGTTCCACCACGGAAATTGTCGTTTAAATAAAGGATGCACGTCCATTCTCTAGAGTTTCCTTTCTCGGGAACTGCATTTTCATTAATCTCTGAATTAGAATAGGTATCGTAGTGTGGTTTTTGTACTCCACCAATTTCCCATTCGTTAAGTGCAATCATTTCGGGATAGAAATGTTGTCCTGTTTCTTTGTATATTTCGGATGTACATTGCTGAGCTGCACGTCTAATACAATCACGAACCCATGGGGTTTTTATGTGAACGTAATCAATAGCACGGTAATCTGTACCGTCACCAATTGTTCTTAGATGTTTATGCTTTAGATGATACGTTATCAGACTCTTGCAGTCTTGTGGACTCAACATGTTCTGAAGACTTATCGGCTGATACACTTTGGATGTATTTGGCAAGTGCTTGTCGTTTCTCATACTCTATTCTCTTAGCTTTTTCTTTAGGTCGTGATTTCAATGCACGGTCTAGTTTCAATTTTGAAGCACGTTGTAAAAAGATGATACCATTAAGATGGTCAACTTCATGTTGAACACATCTTGATGCGAGTCCATCTAGACTTATAACTATTTCTTCACCTTGTGCAGTCTGATATTTTAGTTCTATCATCTTTGCACGTTTAATCATAAGGTACATATCGGGGAACGATAAGCAACCTTCTTTCATCAAATCTGTTTCTTGGGATATCTTTGTTATCTCGGGATTAAAGAAACATACATTTCCTTGGTCTTGAGATTTCATTACAAAGACTCTTGCATCCAGTCCTACTTGGTTTGCACTCAAACCTATTCCACCGAATCTACCCATTGCATCTGACAATGCTTTTTCTATTTCTTCTGCATCCGTTCTTTTTTCAAAGTCGAAAGTTTGTGGTGGGGTTCTTAAAACCTTTGAGGCTTCTTCTATCAATTGATACATATTTATTTCTTAAGTAGACCGTTATATTTAACGGCAAGGTTATAATATTGCCCGAGTTTCTTAAGTCCAGCATGTCCTGCCTTGTTAGTCCTCACTGACATCTGCATGGTATACGTTGTATCTTTCGATGCAAGATGTATAAACCAATTTTGTTTTGATGATTTAGAAGCTTCTGCTTTAATGAACTTAACTACTGGTAAAAATACTCCGAGTTCATCATCATCTGTAACCTGCTCATACGTGGAACCAATTCCTTTAATAACTTTGGTTGGAACGCCTGGGGCTTCACGTAAAATTTCTTTCTTTATATAGTCAAATGATTTGCCACCTTGTTTCCCATTCTTATTGAATAGGTCTATCAGTGATTGACGGACTATCTCTAGTACTTGATTGTAGTACTCTTCATATTGTTTGTTGTTATTTTTATCTAAGTCCTTTAGAACTTGTTGTGTAGTCTTTCTATCTTTACTATCATACGTTGCAGAAGAAGGCATACCTTCAATCTTTGAGTATACTTTCTTATGTAAGTCTAGTGATAGTTTCTTAACATCTTTACCACTTGAAAATGCTTGGAATACTGGATTCACATATGTGTTAAGTTTTGGTTCTGAAGTTTTCTTACCACCTGCTTTAAGAGAGGTTCCTAAGAGAGCTCCATCTGTAAATTGTAAAAAGATATCGCCTGGATGTTTGGGTGGGACTCCAGCTGGTTTTGCACGGTACCCCCAAAAGACACTCTTGATTGATTTTTCTTTCATCTCATCATAGATATACTTTGTAATACCTATTGCATTCTCAACCTTCTCTGTAAACTTGGATGACTCTTCTGCTTGTGCAATGAAATCTTTTGCTGATTGTTTGTCTGAAGCACCAACACATTTTAACTTGTCAACGTCCTGTGTAAGTATCCACTCATAGAATGATGGTACCGACTTAGGTTTGTAACGTTTTTCCCATGCAATGCAAGGGAAGAGTTCTGTGATACTTGAATTCAGTGTTGTCTCATTCATGCCACCACTCTTGGGTTTAAACATGATGATTGCACGGTCTCCATTCAATGATGGGATAAAGATAGGGTCAAAACTTGATAGAGAACTTCCTTTAACTTCTGCAGTAATATCTGCATTCCTTAATTTCTTTTCCATCTCATCTCTATCAGCATCTCTGTCCTGTGTCTTAACAACAAAAACTGTAGTCTTAGTATTAGATTTCTTATGCTTCTCAATCGTCAACCCATCTATTACTTCCGAAGGTAGGTCATTGACTTCTAATGCTTCGTCGAGTGAAGGAATATCTAGTCTGATATCCTCAAGTTTGGGGTCGAGTAATTCGTTGAATGATTTCATAATACTATTTATCCTATTCTGCTAGTCTAGAGAAGTTTTTGTACTTCTCAAATCTTAACACATTACTGAACTTATCATATAATGTATCTCCTTTATGACTAATGATAAATGCATTTACTCCATCTGTCAAGGTGTTTAACAGCTTTAAAAATTCATCTGTACCTGTAACGTCTAGAGATGAGTCAAATACTTCATCTAAAATAAGTAGATTAGTGTTCACACTGTTCTTCATTCTTGCAACACTTCTCCATGTGAATAGTAGTGCAAGGTCGATTCTCATCTTCTCACCTTGAGAAAAGTTTTCGTATTTGAATACGTCACGGAATCTTGATTTGATTGTTTCATCGAATGATTCGTCCAATTCAAACCCAACATAGAACTCAAGTTGCGCTAGATACTTATTAATAAGCTTGTTCATGATAGGAACGTACTGTTTAATAATCTTCTCTTTAACACCTTGGTCTCTGAGAAGCATGGTTGCAATCTCATAGTAATGTGTTTTGTCTATTAAGGATTTGTTTTTGGTGTGTAGGATATCTAATTGGTCTTCACCTTCAGTAATTCTTTCATGTACGTCTGAACCACCAGTGGTCTCTACCTTTAAGGTTTCTATCTCTTCACTAATCTTTTGAATGTACTTTTGATTAGATAGAATTTCAGTTTGATGTAACCCTACTTGTCTTTGTATTTGGTCGATGCCGTGTTGGATGTCACAGATTTCAATGATACGGTTTGAACAATTCCATAATCCTTCTTCAATCTGTTTGAGCGCAGAAGCAATCTCCGTTGCCTTCGTACTCTTTGATTTGAGATGTTCTTTCTTATGTTCCTCATCTAACCCCTGTTTGCATGTTGGACATTCGTCGTTCTCTTCATAAAACTCAACTTCTTTCAATGCTTTATTACGTGCATTCGTGAGTTGCTTTTCCACATCTTGTAAGTCTTTCAACTTCTTATTGATGGAATCTCTATCAGAAATTGTCAACTGAATAGTATTAATTTCTGTGGTATTACTATCTATGACTTCTAAAAGCTCACCGATATTTTTATTGGTATCAATAATGGTTTCTTGGAACTGGGTAATCTTTTGCATTCTATTCTCAGTCATCACTTTAACTTGTTCGTTTAAGCCACTGAGTCTTTCTTCTAGAATTTCAACTTGATGTTGGGTATCCTTCAAGTCAATTTGATGAGCAGCTTTCTTCTTACGAAGTAGTTGCATCATGGTTGTAAAGATGTTTATATCAAGTAAGTCTTCTACCAGTTTCCTTCTATCCTTTGCTCTCAATTGCATAAAGGGTGTGAAGTTGGCAGAACCTAGGATTGCAACCTGTGTAAATGAGCGATAAGACATCTTTAGAATGTTACGTTCTAGATGGTCTTGGTAGTCTCTTACTGTTGCATCTTGGTTTACAAATACGTCATCGACATACAGTTCAAAGATGTTTGGTTTGATACCACGGATTATTTTGTATTCTCTTTTACCAATATAAAAGAACACCTCAACGACCATAGCTTTCTCGTTGATACTATTAATGAGTAGTTCTTTTTTTAGATTTCTAAATCCACGTCCATACAATCCGAAACATAATGCATCTAATAGTGTGGACTTACCAGCACCATTCTCTCCTAAGATAAGGGTAGTTTGATGTGAGTCTAATTGTATTTCAGTAAATTTATTACCCGATGAAAGTAAGTTCTTCCATCGTACTTTTGTAAAATTTATCATAGGTAAGTGTGTTCATCCAATGCTTCATTATATAAGGTCTTCATAATCTCGTCGAGTTTCTCTTTCTTACCTTGTATTTCTAACCCATCAACATACTTGGATAATATGGTTAGGGTATCGTCGACACCTTCGATTTCATCATCGTCAAAGAAATCCATGTGTTTGTTATCATCTACAACTGCAACATGTATCGGGTTAGATGCATGTACCTTGTCTAGGTATGAGTCAAACCAATAAGGATTGTCTTTATTAACAACAATAACCTTTACAAATTTACCCTCAAATCTTGAGTAGTCAATATCGTTTAAGGCTTCGAACGTTTCTATCTTACCATCATCATAGTATCCCTTCTCGAACATAGTTAAAGGGTTGTGTACTGGTGTAAGTTCTTTTGTTTCTGTATCAAAAATGTGGAAGTACTTCTTGTCATTATAATCTGACCAAGTGAATTCCATTTGTGAACCTAAGTATCTGCAGTTCTTTACTTCTGATTTGTGATGGAAGTGACCACTGTATACCTGTTCAAACCTCTTGAGGTAGGATATGTCGAGTCCGTGTTGACACGTCATGTTAGGTAATAGTAATGCACCTTCTATCTCGAAATGTCCCATACAGTGTGTAGCAGCTGCCGTCTGCATGAATTCTACCATGTCTGCATAGTTATCATTGTTAATCCATGGGACTAATGCAATTGGGAAGTCATCGTAATCCTTTACAATAGGGTCGGCGTATACGGTAATATTAGGTTGATTGTAAAGAAGTAACTCGGGTGAGTTAACATCATTTGTGTTCTTATAATATGTATCATGGTTACCTAGAATCAAGTCCATCTTGATTCCCCTTTCGTTAAGTGGGTTTACAAAGTGTTCGATGTTTGCTTTCATCGATGCAAAGTTTACATACTTACGTCTATCAAAGTAATCACCCATGTGGATAATCTGTTTGATATTATGTTCGTCTAGATATGGGAAGAAAACTTCTTCATAAAAACGTCCTTGGTACTTGGACATCTCAACCATGTCTGAACGGACACCACAATGGGTGTCATTTAGAATAGCTATTTTCATTCAGTCGGTTCTTCGAATTTTTCTAGTGACTTTTTCTCTTTTGCTTTTTTGGATTTTGATTTACGTGGTTCATACTCAACACGGTTCATATTCTCTTGCATCCATTCAACGTTTGAGTTTGTAAGGGTGGGGTCATGTTGACCATCGATAGTAGAGAATGAATCCATAGTAAGGGATGATTCCATAATTTGTTTCTGTTTAATATAGACCTGCTTCTTTTCCTTCTGAATCCTTCTCAAGAAAGCGTAGTAACAAATCTGAGTAACATATGCAAATGCATTACTTGATTTTTCAACGTTGAAGTTACCGATGTATTGAATACAATTTTCGATTGCATCACAAATCATTTCGTCACGGTAAGTATAGTTGATGAAATTTGGTCGAGTGGATAATCGGGTTGCAATCTTATAGATGCACTCACCAATGTATTCAGTCATACGTGGTTTGATGTTTCCTTCGAGAAGTTCTGCCTTTACCAAATTATTATACTCTGCAACAGCAGCTGTAAACTCTTTGTTATTGACGTAATGTTCTGCTTTCTTTGGGTCTTTTTTAGTAGTCATGTATACATTATACCTGTTTTAACTGGTATTGTAAGTGGCTTTCTCAATTAATTCATTTGAGTAATGTTGGGGGATACTTCGGATAGTCTTGCATTGATTTCTATGTAATGAATTTGATTCTTGGGGACTTCATCTTCTGAGAATATAGCATCTACTGGACACTCTGCAACACATAGACCACAATCAATACATTCGTCGGGATGGATAACTAACATGTCATCTGCTTCATAGAAACAATCTACTGGACATATCTCTACACAATCTGTGTATTTACATCCAATGCATGGTTCTGTTATAATAAAAGCCATTTAGTTTTAAAAGCCTATAGACATATGAGAAAAGTGTGATAAAATGAATATGTCCCAAGGGGGATATACTTAGCTAGTAGGTAGATTAGTTCCTAGATTGATGACTGCAAACATCATAAACATCATTCCCATTACTGTTATTTGTATTAAGGTAGGAATTACGACGAACATTACCAAGGGGTCGAATTTCATTGACATGAAGAAGTCTTCTTCTAACCAATCATTTGCTTCTTTGTCTGTCGCGTCTTTCACAGTATTATTTAGGTAAGTTAAATCACCCTGTTTTAAATCAGTCAAATCGAATACGGATTGTTTAGGTTTTCCCCATGCATCTTTCATAGAGCTTTACATACCATTTTGAATTGTTCCAACTCTCTGACTGCTCGAAGAGCTCCAGGCTCTCTATCCATTAACATCCATCCCATAAAGAATACAATCATTAAAGTGTATTTCATTTACGGACTCTGATTGAATAGATTACTGCAATGATTAAAGCTTGCATTGACAATGCTGTCAATAGAAATTGGATATCAGACACTTGGCATAATCCCCAAAATTGAGATGATAAAGATTAGGCAGAGACATAAAGTCTCTACCGTATCTCGTAAAACATTTAGTTTATTTCTTATCATTATGCTACTGTAGCGACGATAATCAATACTGGTAATGCGAAAGGAAGAGTCAACAGCACTAGAAATTCGATAGTGTCACAAACTTTACATTCAAAGATTGAAACTTCTCTAGCTTTTCGTACCATGCTCTTCGCAATGTAAGTTGCTGTGGACATGGTTTTCCTATAGGTTATTATAAAAGTCATGTATAATATGATATAAACCAAAATTATACGGTACTATGTATACAAATTAAAATCCTAATGAATAATTCTGTCGTCGTCGATATCATAATCAAAATCCTCTAAGAGGTCATCATCATTTTCAATCAAAGATTCCATTACTTTATTCATGTATTTTCTTTGTACGTCTTCAATACCAATTTTCTTATTAGTAAGAGGGATGGTTCCCTGTTCTACCATTTCTAACCAACGACTAGAAGCTTCATCATAGAAAGGTATGAACTGTTGGTTCATATCACTCCTATGTAATACTTCTGTTGCTGGTATTAAAACAATAGAGTCTTCACTCAAAGGTGCATACGGATAAAACGTAGCAAGAGTCTGAGTTAAGTTTTGAACTGTGAGTTGGCATATCATAGGTAAGGTTATTTCCAATCCAACATGGGTATCTCTAACCATGCCTACAAGTTCACTACCAGTCTTTAGTTTAATAACTTCGTACTTTTGTGGTGTTAAATCTGAGGGTCTTGTCATTTTAAGTCAAACTGCCTTATCTCGTATGTAAAGTTCTCTTCGTTGTATATATTTATACGTTCTCTAAGGTGGTTCAGCGTATGATTCTCACATTGTAAGTCGTCTGATATATCAAACAACCTCATGGAATCTTTACCGTCGGCCTTACGAAGTCCTCTACCTATCGATTGAAGGTTTCTAATTCGACTCTTTGATGGGGATGCAAAAACAATGTTGTCTATCTTCTTAATGTTCACACCAGTTGAGAAGGTTCCGTATGATGCTAGTATGACATTGTCATTTGCTTTCTCTACTAACCCTCTGACTGCTTCCCTGTCTATTACATCCGTACCACCATATACATAGTGCAACTTATCTCCCAAACGAGGGAACATCTTTTTCTGTAGAACTGCACCGTGCTTCTCTACAAACTGGAATAAGACTAGGGTGTTACCTTTTAAACTGTATACAAGATTACATAAGAAGTCGTTACGAAGTTCACTTGAAACTAGGTAATCCATCTCATCTTGGTAGGACATTTTCTTCTGTTTAGTATGACGTAGTATGACACAATCTATAGAAAGATTTGCAATCGTACCCTCGTCCATTAATTCTTTTGTTGTGATAACCTTTTTAACTGGGCCGAAGAGACCTTCTAGTTGTAGTCTGTGTACCTCTGTTCCGTCTAGTGTACCAGTGCAACCAATTCTTATAGAAGTCTTCTTCATCTTCTCTAGGATACCTTTCAGTACATTTGCTTTGAATAGATGTGCTTCATCTCCGACAACCATCTCAAAAGATTCTAAAACTTCCTTCGGTGCTTTGGCAAACGATTGCCATGTAGTAACTGTGATGGGTGCATCAAACACTGGTTGTTTAGAATAGATTTTACAGATAGGTTCTTTGTATCCATAGTCTTGGAAATCTTTAGTCATCTGTTCTACCAGTGAGGTAGTAGGAACGATAACAACGGTTTTACAATCGTAGTATCTTGCTAGCATATAAATGATAAGAGACTTACCACTTGCAGTAGGTGACAATAGTAACTGTCTTCCATACTTAACTGCAGACTCGAATGCTTCTATCTGATAATCTCTAGGTTTGAATGGTAGATTCAAATCCTCAATGTGCCAGTCTTTTAGTTTGTGTTTGTAACCGATGACATCTTGGATACCTTCAAACTCATACCCACGTTCTCTACAGAACTCATCCACGTATGGAAGTAATCCTATGTAGACCTTGTGTGTTTTGATTGAAAATAGATATACCTTACCATCCCACCATTTGTTTTTATAACTTGGCATGAATTTTGCGTTAGGTACGGTGAAGGAAAAATAATCGTGAAGGTCTTTAGCCAAACCATCATCACA